TTTTTATGTTCGGCTCACCGCTAGGACTCGACTACCCGCCCTACTCCGTCCTCCTCCTCCACACCCAACTCACCCCAGACGTACTAGAATTTATGGAACTGCCGGTGATGTGGGAGGTCCTGTCGCGGGAGTTTGGTCACGAATCCAACCATCGCGATGATGATCTGGCGGACTTTGCACAACAATTTGCTGATGTGCTGTGGAGTATGGTGAGCTAATGGCGGATGGTGTCGTAAGAGAACGCGGTCCTGTTGTGGATTCTATAGCGAAGAAAGCCGCACCCACACAACAACCACCTGATATTTGGACACAAGCACAACAGCAATACCCCATCATCCAATCTCTCGGATTGCAGTATAAAATGAACCCCCAACCAAATAGAGGATTTCTCGAATTTTGGCCCGGGCAGGAAATCGGTACGCCAGATCGACCACGACCAAAAGAGTTCCCTATAGGGACGGCTGGCCTAGAAGTTTACGATCCTACAACTCGGCCAATCGATATTCTCGGTGATATTGTGAGCCATCACCTTATTGATAACGATCCAGTCATCAAAAATTATTATTCATCGTTCGAGAAATCATTGACTCCACAACAACAAGCGCGCCTGACACAACAATATCTTTACGCTAAAAATGATCCTGACGAACCAGAACGCCGACCATATCCAGAATGGTACAGAATGAGCGGCCTTCCAGCCTATTTTCGCGGCTATGTCTTCAACCAATGGGATCGTCCAGAAGAGATGTATACCCCCCAACAAATGCAACAATTTGACCAAATGATGAATTATCTCAAACAACCACCTAAAAAGAAGGCGAAGTAATGGCCTCCCGTCTCGCTTGGCGTGCCCCTAAAGACTACACCCCAGCCGCCTTCGACACCCTGATACTCGCCATCAACCAACGCCTCGACGAACTCTCCGTCTCCGCTCGTGCGGCCGACCCGACATCAAGCACCGCCCTCCCTGTCATCGCTGATGTTGTCAATAATCTTGTAATCGGTCGCGGACACTATTTCGAGTTGACCAGCACGACCGCCAACGCCGGCCTCACTGGTCTCACCGGAGGCGAACCAGGGCGCATCATCATTCTCAAAAACGTCTCGGGTTCCTCCAATTCACTTCCACTGATCCACAACTCCTCCGCCAGCACCCTCGGCAATCGATTCCTCAATCGAGCTGGTACGAATGTGACCGTGCCTATTGGTGGCGCAAGGGTTTTGCTCTATAGTGGAGAACTACAAGGCTGGGTGCCGATTGCGGAGGTGCCATAATGGAGGGCAAATCATGAGCACACCTGTGGTTGATGTATTCAAAAACAAAAAAATCCCTCACGATCAAGGTTGTGCGCGGTGTCTAAACTGCCACTACGAATGGCAAGTCGTCATCCCCAGCAACCGCCCTATGCAAATGTTTGAGTGCCCATCTTGCGGCTGCTTCAAAGGCATGTTCAAGTATGAGTTCGTGCGAGACAACATGTGCTTTGTGTGTCGTTGCGGGAATTCGTACTTCACGATTTCGGAAGGTCGATGTTACTGCCCACACTGCGGTAAGGAGGCCACTGTCTAGTGCGCGCTGAATGGCACGATTTCTCCAAAGGGCTCTGGTCCGTCGGTGGCAAAGAACACACCATGACCGGCTACATCCGCCGCGCCAAGGGACTCCACGCGATCCGCACCCCGCATCTCCGCTCGCGTGACGGCAGCACCAAACTCTACGACCTCACCGCCCACTCGCTGTTTCGATTTGATGATGTGCAAATTCAAGCCGCAGGGGGGTCGCTGTATCGCGCGGGCGCCGTCGTGACCAGCTCCCTCAATGGCAACCGACTCCGTTTCGTGCCGATGCCCGCCCAACCCGGCCTCAACGATTACCTCTTTATTACCGGTGGCGGACTCGCCCTCAAACTCGACGACGGCGGCAGTGTCACTACTTGGGGGATCACCAACCCCGGCGGCCCGCCCTCGCTCGCCGAAACCTCCGCGGGCACTGGCGCACTCGCCAACGGGGTCTATAAGTATAAAGTCGTATTCAGGAATGGGTCGACCGGCTCGCGCTCCAATGCCCAGGACATCGACGCCTCCATCACCATCGCGAGTGGCCCAAGCTCCGTGGCCCTCACCAACATCCCGGTGTCGAGCGATGGCCAGGTGACCGAACGTGAAATCTACCGCACCACCGTTGGCGGCGCGCTCTATTTCCTCGCCATCACGATCAGCGATAACTCCACCACCTCCACCACCGATAACGTGGCCGACGCTGACCTGCTCAGCTTCCAACTTCAAACCGACAACGACCGCCCGTACGATTCCTGCGCCGAAGTTTGGTTTCATGACTCTGTGATGTGGATGACCCGCGACACCCAACCAGGCACCGCCGGCCGCGCATACTATTCGCCCATCGGGAGGCCAGAAAGCCTGCTGGGGTTTGTGGAAGTCTCGAACACAGATGACCCTTGCCAGGTGGGGTTCTCGTTCGCCGAGTCCAACTGGGTCATGACCCAAAAAAACATCTACCGCATCACTGGGGACGCCGAACCCTTCATCCCCCGCAAAGTCCACCAATGCCCCGGCACAATCTACCCTTACACCGTGGTCGTCACACCGTTTGGGGTGGTCTACCAATCCTTCGACGGGATCCGTTTGTTCGACGGCAACACCTCCACCCTGATCGGCTTCGAGGCGATCGGCCCGATCTTCCGTGGGCAGACGATCGAAAACCTTGGCCCATTTGTAGGGACGACGGCGACCTACGCGAAAGAGGAGTACATTATCAGCGACGGCACGACCACCCTCGCAATCAACCTCCGTCTTGGGACGTGGCGAGATCTCGGGATTGGGTGTAGTGCACTCTATGCTGAGCAGGACACCCCCAACGTGATTGCGAGTTTCAATTTTGGGGTCTATGCACTGGAGGATTACAGCACCGTATTGGATGGCACTGACGCCATTGACCTCGAATGGGAACTGGGCGCCAAGATCAGTGACATCTCTCAGCGCACGGTGGTGCAGCGTGTCTACATCGATATTGACACAGGTGGACAACTACTTACGCCAACACTCGTAATTGATAATACGACCATAGAATTACCTACATTCCTCACCAACTCCCGCGAACTGGTGGAGTATTCCATCAACCGCACCTGCCGTCTCGTTGGGTTGCGACTCACCGGCCAGATCGAGGATGTCGTCAACCTCTACGCGGTAGAGCTGGACCTCGCGATGGGGGTCTCGAACGCCATCAACCAACAATCCTCTCAAGGACGCGGCTAATCATGTCAACCATCTACCCCTACGTGCCTGATTCCGATCACGACATCGCGATCGCTGACTGGTGGGGGCAGCTCAAAACCTCTGGCGACCTCACCAAATTGTTCGCCGCCGACGAGCAGTCCATGAGCCGGTTTATGCGAGATATGCGGCGGCCGACCGACCTCGTATTCCAACTCGATGCTGGGGGTCGGATTTGTCGTGCCGCCTGGTTTCAACCATTTACCATCGGCGCCCTCGCCTCGATTTGGCTACGCGAGGACTCCCGCCACTCTGCCTCGGCCCTCAAATTCGTCTATGACGTGCTCGACCATGCCACCAAGACTTGGCCGGTGCTTGTAGGTATAACTAAGCAGGCAGAACTACTCGACGCCCACCGGAAATTAGGCTACACTATCACTGACCCTATCCCGGCAGCCTGGGACGGCGAACCAGCCTGGTTCCTCACCCTCACCCGCGCCGGATTTGAGGAGGCACGATATGGGCGGCAACAAAGCACAGCAACCAGGCATCTCGAAGGAGCAGGAGAACCGCTCCAAGAGCCTGTTCGACACCTGGAACCCGCTCCAACAATCACTGGCGGGCCAGGGGAACCAACTCGTCCAGACTGGCGGGATCTCACAAATGATCCCGATGCTCACCACGCTGCTGAACAGTGCGAGGTCGGGCTTCAGCAAGTCGATGACCTCCCTCAACGACAGCCTCGGCCGAAGCCGACTCGCCGGCACGCCATTCGGCCAGCGCCTAAAGTCTGATCAGACCATGGCGGGCGAGCAGCAGGTCGCCTCCACCATTCCCAATTTCTACCAGTGGTTTTTGCCGCAAGTCATGAACGCCATGACCGGCAACACTGCGACCGGCATGCAGGGAATGAGCGCAGTGACCGGCGCCGAAACCTCCCGCGTCAATGCCAATGCCGCCAACCAGACCCAGCTTCAAAACACCATGATGAACAACGGCACCCAGATGATGATGAAGATGATGCCTACCACGTCCTATAGCTACACAGGAACCATCTAATGGACATCAAACCCTTCCTCGCTGCGATGCCCCTCGGCCCCATCTCAGGGGTCGCCTCTATCCTCATGGGCGCGGAGATGTCCCAACGCCGCCGCGAGCAGGAGCAGGCCGCCCGCGAGTTGGAGGAGCAACGCAAAATAGAGATGAAGGAAGTTGAGGGCTACGCCTCCAAAGGCAACCACACCCTTCTCCAGCAAGCCTACGACAGCGGGATGTACACCGCCCTCCCCCAGGACTACCGCGACCGAGCCCTGTTTCGCGCCGGCACCTACTCCAACCAACAAATCGCCCTTGACGCCGACACCGCCTATAAAGCCGGTTTCCAACCCTACATGGGCACCCCCCAGCAAATGCAGCAAGCGATGGCGATGACTGGCCAGCCTGGTGCTCCTCAAGGCATGACCCCTCAACCACCGCCGATGATGGCCCAGCAAGCCCAGGCCGCGCTCCCGCCAGGCGCTCCTGGTCAGGCGGCTTCCTCGATGGAAATGATGCCGCAAATTGGTGGCGCCCCTCCGCCGCCGCAAGCACTCCCTCCCATTGCGACCTCTCAAGGTGGGCAAGTGATGACCCCCGAATCACGACAATTTACCCCAATCCAAGCTGCCCAAGAGCCCCAATTCGACTATCAAGGCCGCCCGATGCCCCCACAACCGCAGGCCGACCTCATCCCCCAACCCATTCGCGAAGAACCAATCGTGATGGGCCAGCGCAAGCAATTCGGCCCCGGCACGCAACCTCTTGCCCTCAAATTCCCGGCTGGCATTCGACCCGGCAAAGCCAGCGTCGAGGGTCCCCTCGGCACCGTCCCCGGCAAGGGTGAAGAACTCCAAAACTCGACCGCCATCTCCCAAACCATGGTCGACCAAGCAAAAGGCATGGGCATGTCCCCCGATCAACTCGACGCCGAATACGCCAAACAGATCGCCAAATCAGGCGGCAACTACCCCGCGTTCGACGAGACCATCCGCAAGACCTACAAGCAGGAGTATTTTCAGAAGTTGGCCCAGGACAAAACCCGCGCGCTCGTCGCGGCCGGCCTCCCCGAACCACAAGCTCAACAGCAAGGGGCACGCCTCGCCGCCGACGCGATGGGCGGCTATTACCCCGAAGGCGCTGGCCAGCTCGTCAACTACACCCCCGAGGAACGCCACCGCAACGTGATTGGACAGGCGACGAAGCAGGTGATGATCCAAGCCCGCGCCGCGATGGATGCTTCGCGCCCTGGTGAGCCTGCCACGATCCAACCAGGGTTATTTCGTAAGTATGTCGAGGAGGCGTTTGGCACCGACGGCACCCCCCAGGAAAAAGAGGCCGCCCTCAACGATGTTACCAACATGGCAATGACGACCTTCCGCGACAAGATCGGCAAGCTCCCCGGCATGACTCAAGCCCAAGCGATGATCATGTCCATGCAGGCGGCGGCTGGGCTCGCCGGCTACACCCCCAAAGAGTGGCAGCCAATGATCATGGCCAACGCCCAAGCATTCGGGATCACGGACCCCGACATTGCCCAAATGGTGGCCACCGGCGAAATCGACCTCCTCCAACCCGGCAGCCTCCAAGCGGGCATCACCAAAAAGAACGCACTCGCTTACGAGGGCAAAATTCGCGAAAAAGGCATGGAGCGCCAGTTCGCCGTCACCCAGACTCCCGAAGGTGTGGCCGCCACTCAGCAAGCCCTCACCACTCAACCTTCTGCCCCGCCCGCTGCCAGCCCTGGCGCCGCTCCCGTTGGGGCTGGCAGTCCCGCCGCGCCGCAACAAACTCCTGGCGAGATCGATCGTGCGATCAAAACCCAGCAGGTGGCGGCCGAAACAGAGGCGAAGGAAAAAGTACAGAAGCAATACCGATTGGCTCCCGAGAAGGAAATTCAGGACGTGCGGGCGCTGGATGATATGTATACGAAGGGTACTCGATTGCTCCAGTTAGGCGAAGGCGATCCCTCGAAGGGTGCGGCCGGTCTCATCGAAAAATACGGCAACTGGCCGGGGACCTTCTTCGATCTCGTCAACTCCGCCAAGTCCGCCACTGGCAGCATGGACCCTGAGTTAAAGGAATATGTGAATACCCTGAGCGGGTTGTTCAATATCGAGAAAAAGGAATTCACTGGTACCGCCACCAGCTTGAACGAGCGCAAAGACCTCGTGGCGTGGATCCCTGACAAGTCCACCAACGTCCGTGATGCGCTCCAGTCAGTGAGCCAACTAGTCAAATCGGTGTCGAGTGACCTCAAACGCAACACCGAGCACATCGCCAGCAACTACCCTGGCACTGACCTGTCTAGCCTCAAATACAACCAGATCCAAGCGCGCAGGTTGGCACGCAAACAAGGTGGCGATCAACCCCCGACTGCAAGTACGCCGCCGCCTCCACCGACTCCACAAGCCGCGCCTGCTACACCTTCGCCTACTCAACCTCAAGCCGCCTTGCCCCCCATCAGCGAGCAAGTCGATCGCGCGAAGGCCGCTCACCCCATTCAAGGTACTACCCCAGCTAAAAACGCCGCACGAGACATGGGCGGCGAAGCAGGCGGATGGATGGATAGAGCCGCATCCGCCGCAGACGCATTTAGCCAGTCGACAAAGCAAAAAAATACTGCTCCAGCGCCGCAAAAATCTATTCCTGAACTCGCTCAGGAACGCAAACAGGCAACACCTAGCGAGGCTGCCCCTAAATTCGGCCCAGGCTCCACCAAAGCCGCCGCTGCCCTCGTCCCACCCGAGGTCCAGCAATCCATGACTCAGCAAGACAAAGCCGAACTCGGCGATGCGATGCACCAGTACTCCCGCGGCCAGCTCGACGACCGCCAACTCGAACTCGCGGTGGCCAAGGTCCTTATGCGTGCTGGTACCCACAGCGGTAAAAAGAACCTTGAAGGCCAAGCTCTTAACAAAGCCGTCGCCGCCTGGACTGAAGTGCTCCGTCGCGGTGCCAAATCGAAAAAGGAGTTTGCGCGTGGCCAATAATGCCCTTGACGACATCCTTAATATGGAGGAGCGCACCGACCAGACCTCCATGCCCGAGGACACCACCTCGCTCGACGACATCATCAATTTCGAGGATCGCAAGGGCGGGGAGACATCTACTGACGTGCCCCCCAACCCTCACGGCGTCATGCACACCGCAGCAGAAGCAGCGGGTGGTGCGTGGGCAAGCGCAGGATCCCTCGCCGGCAACGCAGGGTTTGCGGCCCCTGGGGGACCGATCACCGGGGTGGCCGGCCGCATGGCGGGTGCAGGACTCGGCGGCGCACTTGGCTATGGCGGCTACCGTGCCCATGAGGATCTGCGCGATGGTGGAGTCCCCCAAATGCTCTCCAACCTCGGCGACACCCTCGTCGAGTCAGCAAAATTTGGCGCCACCTCGGCACTCACTGAAGGCGTCGTGCCCGGCGCAGGGTGGCTCTACCGCTCCACCCCCATCCGCGCCGCCCGCGAGTGGGCGAGTAAAAAATGGGGCGAATCACTCGCTGGCGAAATGAACCGCGTAATAGATAGCGTCGGCACCACCATGCGCGATGTGGATAACATTGTCCGCTTTGGTCAGAAACGCGCCGCCCTCAAAGCCGGCACCGACCGCCCCGCCGCGGGCCTCACTCTCGGCCAACTCAGCGACGACCCCAGCTCCACCGCCAACGCGCTCGAAGGCGTGGCCCAATCCACGTGGTTCGGCAATACCGCCAGCCGCCAACGCCAGTGGTCCAGCGAGGGCGCCAATCAATTCGCCGACGACCTCGCCAAGCAGCTCCAAGGCGTCTCCACAGAAGAAGTGGGCCAAGGTCTTACCTGGGCGGTCAAAGACAACTTCAAAAACCTCTACTCCGCTGCGGCCGACACCGCCTATGATGGTCTCCGCGCTGCCACTGCCGGCACTCGACCAGTCGTAGCCGTGCCTATTTTGAAGGACTTGCGCACCCCCAACTCGACCCTCGGCAACAATGTGATCACCGAACTGAAAAAACTCCGTAGCGTCAACCCTGACCCCCAAGCCATCGCCGAAATCGACAACCTCATCAACACCCTCTCAGTCACCCAATCTCAGGCCAACAAAGGCGCGCTCACCCGCATCCCCCCAAACCTATCCCTGGATCAAGCCCTCCGGCTCAAAACCATCCTGGGTGGGATTGCCGACTCGAAAGCCGGCCTCGACTCCATGGCTGACACCGCCGCCAAAACCACCGCCGAGACCTACGCCAAGCAGATCGATAACGCGATCAGGAAGGGCCTCGGCAAGTCACCAGATTTGTTGCGCGAGTACGACTCCGCCGCCGCCCACTACGCGCAGGGGGTCGCCACCTTCAAAAACGAGATGGTCAAAAAGGTGGTCGATGGGCTCACCAAATCCCCCGGCGCCCTCGAATCGATCCTCCTCAAACCTGAACAACGCGAGACGATCGCCGCAGTCAAGCAAGCGGTCGGCCCGATATGGGACTCACAAGTCGCCCCCAAGCTCCGCTCCATCATGCTCATGAACGCGAAGGACGGCGACACCTTCAGCGGCCAGAAACTCATGTCCTCAATCATCGATTTAATAGGGCCTAATCCTGCCAAGAACAACACCATGGTCGAAATATTTGGCGAGAAAGCCACCAAGGAGCTGATCGGGGTCGCCCACGCCCTCGAACTCACCCACAACCCCGCCAAGGGTGCGTGGTGGGTGAAGCTCAAACAAGCCTCGGCGATTGGTGTCATTGGCAGTGCTGGACTTGGTGCCGCTACCGGACATCAAGCAGGAGGAGTAGGCATGGGCGCCACCATTTTGATCACCCCCTGGGCTCTCGGCCACCTGACCGCCAACCCCAACATGCTCAAAGCGTTCAAGGATGGGATCGCCGCTACCTCTGCGTCGCGCCAAATCTCCCCCCAACTCGATGTCGCCCTGACCTTTTTGCGCCAGGCCGCCGCCTCCCGCATGGCCCCCGTTCACCCACGCCCACTCTCCAATGACCAGCGGCCCACCCCCCACAAACCGCTCCCCACCACTGAGGTCAATCGCGCCTTTACCAATGAGCCCTAAGCGGTTTTCCAGCTCATCTCCACGATCCAGCACGCCCCCAATGCATTGAACACGAGCACCAGGCACTCCATCAACAATTCCAGTTCCATGTGCTACTCCCTCACAAATTCCACCCTGCCGTCAGGGTAGTTGATCGTGTTGCCCATCCGCACCCCACCCTCGCGATAGTGGGTGCCGTCATAGATGCTGGCTGAGGTCCCACTCAAATACCGCGGTCCCTTCAACCAGCCGTCGTTGGGGAGTGGTTGTTCCTCCGCAGCGCGATAGTACGGATAATGATTAGGATCCGAGGTGTAGTACCCCGGCGACCGCTGCACACACCCCGCCACCAACATCGCCGCCACCATAATTATTGTTGTTCTCATTCCGCACCTCCTTCCCAGGTATACCACACCCGCGGTTTGTTGCCACGCCCCACCTCTGAGTGATCTTTTACTGACTCCTCCGCTAGCAGGGTGTCGACGGCTTTGTCGAGGCGGTCTTTGTTGATGCCACGCGACCCGACCTTCTGCATGAGCACACTCCGCAGCACGCTTTCCTCCTTTCTAATCACCTTGCGTACTATTTCTACATCCTGCGACTGAGGGTTGGCATTAGCCATTTTCAGTGTCTCGGGCATGTCCCACACGAGGTCGTTCCACAACCCGATGGCCTCCTTCACATGCCGATCACGAATTTTACAATCAAACACCACCTCGCCATCCTCATTCACCGATTCGCGGCCTGGCCACTCCGCTAGCGCCAGCAGCAAACTGAGCTTATAAATCAGTGTATCAGCCCGATTGAAGCTAGGTAACAAGGCTGAATCGCCTGGGGGCTTGGCATTGAGGTACCAGTCATCGTGTACCTTGATCGCCTCCTCATCCAGCTCAAACTCGCCCTCCTCCAAACTCAGCAAATCCTCAATCCTCGAAATCAGGTGGGCACGGACTTGCTCATAGTCGTCGGGGTAGATCATCCTCGGGTACCGCTCGCTGTAATTGCGCTGTCCCCGCACCACCTGCACCCTCGCAACAAATCCACCTTCCACCGCATCTTTGGGTACGGATCGTAACATCCACTCGTCCGTAGTACCGGCCAACCAATTCACGCATGGATCGATCAATTTCACAAAGCCATGCTGGCGTGTGCCATCGACCATTAAAGGTGGCCGCACATAAAATGCGGTCATAGTAGCAATAAGATCCTGCCCCAAATCTCCCGATCTGACACATGCTCCCAACTCCTCAGTCACGAAATAGACGCAGGGGTTGCGGGTGGTGACGGTCTTGTGCTTCCCCCTACCCTCTACTTCAGATTGCCCAGACTTGGATAGATACTCCCACATCGCCGGCCCCGTCATTTTGCCGGCGTAGGGATTCACTTTCGATTGCTGCTCACTCACGAGCTTCAGCACCACCTTGATGGCTTGCTCTTTTCCACTACCCGACGGCCCCACCAAAAATACGTAGAGGTTAGGATAGATTTTGGTGGCGATGTCCGCCTTCACCCAGACTCGATCCGCCACACACGCCGCCAAGAGACTCATACACGACCAGAAGTGGAACCGCCGCGGCACCTCACTCCTGCCAATCATATGCATATACAAATCAATAAACTGGCGCTCCCCCTCCTCCAAAATCCCCACGGCTTCCCCCCTTTCACTGCCCCACGGTGGGGGGAGTTGATTTCTCCACCAACGCCTTATCCCTGAGCATCCCTCGCACCTGTCGCAATCGATTCTCCAGCACCTCCACCTGCTTCGGGTCCATCGTCATCAGCACCGCGGTCCCCACCACCCCAATAATCACCAGCGGCTTGGTGGGGTGGAGCACTACCTCCAACTCCCCCGGCGCACTCCCACTAATCATGTCCAAGTGACTTTTCGATAATTTCATACACCACCTCCTCAAATTGCGATTTGCTGGGGAGGCGCTTCCATTCCTGCGCCCCCTTCCAACTGTGCCCACACTTGATACCACAAGGCATTACTAATGGAGTGCCGTGGTAGGTATAACTACTTTCGAGACTATCCACTAAGTACTTCGTCGCCTCATACGCACACTCCGGTTTCACACTAAAAAACAGCGCGTCGTGGGCATGGACATTGATCCGCCCGGCCTTAGTGTCCGCAAGGTACCAATGGAACGGCACCAACCCCTTCTGGTTCATATGATCGGCCACGTTGGCCTGCGGATCAAACGAGTACCCCGCGCGATACACCGAATTGTCCAGCCGATCGTAGTCGAACCTCAAGATGCGCCCCCAGTCCGTCATCAACATCCTGTCTGCTATAATTCGTCCACGCACCCAACGGAAATAATCTTCCAATCCTGGGACCGCTTTTTTGTAGCCTTTGATGAACCCGTCACATTCGAGCTGACTGTAGAAGTACCCATCTTTCGCGAGCCGTTCGCTGAGCCCTTTGCCCGACTGCTCGCGTTGGGCGGCGTGGACCGTGGTTTTGCCGAGGTAGCGATCAAGTTTCGTGACCTCTTCTGGGCGCTTGCTAAAGATTTTTGCTGCCATCTCAGTGTGTTGATCGTACTCGTCAGGGCGTAGGAGAGCTTTGTTAAGCATGTCCCGATCACCAGTAAGTCGATAGATGGCGAGATAGACAATTCGCGCTTCGGCTTGGCTGAGGTCCACTTCCACGCCAACACACCCTCGATCAGCAAGGAACATGTCTCTAGCCTCTCGATCAATGTTTTGAGCGTTGGACCCGGTGCCTCGCGGAGATTCTTTGGAGTTAAGCCGGCCAGCTTCAGTATTGAGGCCATAGCTGCTGCGGAAGTAGCCATCGTCATCCACCCTTTCGTTGACGTAAAACTCGCTCAGTTTTTTACATCGCACCTGATCGAGAATGAGGGGCGCGACCTGCCCCAGTTTGTCGGGAAATTGGTGAGCGAGTTTGCGGATCGCCACCTCGTTCGTGGTGACCTTTTTCTCGCCCTTCTTTTTGTCTTTTACAAATTGTTTGGGGAGCTGGAGGGTGTCGTAGAGATAGGTCCCAAGTTTCTTGCGGCTAATGCCTCCTTTAGCTGTTTTTCCAGTCGAGAAAATGTCTGCGCCTGTTCCGACAATTTGCGTTTTAAGGCCAGCCACTCGACCAACAAGCTCTTCGTAGCGTCGGGCTCGTGTGGCATTATCAACTCGAACCCCTGCTCGCATAAGGTCGAGCAAAGGTCCAAATACGGCGGCGTAGTGTTGGAGGTAGAAGTCCAGCGCGGTCGTATCACCCGCACTTGTATCTCGCCGCTCACCCAACAATCGGTGATAATATCCATCGATCAACTCCTTGGTGACGCAACAGTCCTTGCCGTTGTAGGTATAGAACGCGGACATGTTGCTGGTGTATTTGCGTGCTTCGTCGGGGTCTTTTGCTTCATCCTTCCAATAGGGTTCCCGCGTGTCCACACTCGCACAAAACGCCAGCGAGTGCGGCGCGCTCGGGTCCAACACATGGTGCATATACAGCCCATCCCACCACATATTGACCACCTCGATCTCGCGCTCGGCCCGTAGCCAGTACTGCTCGTGGAAATTGTTCCACGCCCCTTTGTGGACGGGGAGGCTACAGATGTACCGAATCGTCTCCCACACCGCGTCGAGTTTCGCCCCCCAGTAGGATTTCGTCGTCGGCACCGTAACCGACAACTCAGGCGTGAGGCTAAACCCCACACACACAATCGGCGCCGACCCATCCTTCTCACGGGGGTTTTCGATGTCCATCACCAACACATCGTCATCCTTCGCGGCCTCGCAAATCTTCACCAGAAAATAGAGGTCACTCAGGGTCGGGCTGATGAGGTGGGTACGGACGGGGAGGTTGATTTCTCGTGTCTGACATTCGGCCGCAATTCGTACCCAGTCACGTTTGCAGATGGGTTCAAGGCTGGGATCTCTACCTGGAAAGGTAGCAGCAGGGTGCGGGGTCGGTACAACCTTAATCGTACGGCCTCGGCGATCTCGGTAAGCGAGGATAGATCCACGCCAAGCCAAAATGCCTGGTCGTGTTGACTTTCCATCCTTAGCGTGCCAAGGAACTTTACCTTTCCCCGTAAGCGCATAGAGAGCGTAATTTCCAGTAGGGACAATAATCCACGGATCATCCAGTCGAGCAATACGTTCATGAAGGTCCTCCATCCAGAGTAGCCAAGTATCCTTGTCCCACAAGTCCGCCACGCAGTTCGGGGGGCAGTACTCGCACACGTTCTCAATGCGAAACATGCTACGATCCAACCCCGCCTCCACGACCCACCCCTTCTCGCCCCCACCCCCAAACAATCGCTGCCCACTCGCCCCCACGAAGGGTGCCCCATACTGCACCTCACTCACCCCCGGCGCCTCACCCACCAACACAATCCGCGCATCCATCGGCCCGGTGCCTTCGACTCGCTTGTGACTCATCCAGGATTCATACTTGGGCATGGTGACTACCTGACCGTGTTGGTTTCGTCGTAGTAGAACTCGATGCCGGGAATATTCGAGGTCGCCTCCATCCCCGCCGCTTTCCTAATGCGGGTGATCGCCCCTTCATTCAATACCCACAACGGCTCGCTTTCCTTGCCATCAACAAGGATCGTCATCGGCACCTTGCTCTCGTCCACCACCCTCCACTTCGCGACCTTCATCACCCCAGTCTTGGCGCCAGTCGTCGGCACTTTGAACCCGCGCGCAACCTCCTGGACTGGCGCCGGCGGTGGGGGTGGGGGTTGGTTGGCTTTGCGTGCTTCCGCCTCCAATCGGCGCTGCTCTGCTTCCTGCTCACGTCGCAGCTTGTCGGCCTCCGCCCTCAATGCCGCTCGACAGGCGGTAATCTTCCCATCCACCACCCCCTCGGCGGCCTTGAGTGGATTGATGATAGTGTCAAACTCCGCCTTCAGTGCCTCGATTCCATCCTTAAATGGCTGGCAAAGGTCCTTCAGCTTCTTCTCAAAATCCTTACGCAACTTCCTGAGCGTGGCGAGGTCATCACTCGCCCACCCCATGTCCTCCTCGGTTTTGAGGACCACTTCATGCGCCCGCGAAATGGCTGTGCTCGCCCGGTCCTGCTCCACTTTCTCGATATGTGTTGGTTGCTGTTGTGCTAGTTCGCCCACCTGTTTACCCTCCTTAAATGCCGGGGCGATGAGGGAGGGCCGATTACTCCCCTCTAGCCCCGACATACGACTGCCTCTCACATCGCCTCAACGCTCGACATTGACTTTACAATGAAGGCTCCACGACTCGGCCACGGCAGTCGATTAGATCATGATGACTTACGCCGTGGCCGTTCTCGCCCCCAATCGCTGTGGGGTTGGGCGCCCTGCGGGGGCTGCCGCTTTCGGGGCTGCCGGCGCTGGTGCCGGTGCCGCCGCTCGCGTCGGTTGTGGTCCAGCGGTGGCCGGCGCCTTGCCGCCCTGGTGCTTCGCCGCCTCTTCCGTCACATGCGGCTCAACCGTACCCATCGGCAACCAGCGGTCCACCTGCGCGAAGGTCTGTTCAGGATTGTCGCGCCCGACCGTGTGGCTCACCTTCGCCACCACCTTGCGGTTCTGGAGTTCGCTGAACACCACGTCGCTGTCCTTGCCTTCAATCTCCACCCCTGCCGCAGCCGCAAACGCTTTGAACCGCCCGAGTGTGGCCTTAAGGGTTTCTTCCTTCTCACACATCGGGTCGGCGGTGGCGCGTCCGCTCTGCACCCGCTTGTCAGTCGGCCGAATCCCCAAATAGAATCGCTCCTCCTTGGTGATGCCGGTGACCTCGCTCGGCTCCTCCGCGGTCAGATCAGCGAGGAACCCATAGACTGGATCCCCCTCCTTACCCAAATCCCCCTCGGTCACTTTGTCGATATTGAACACGATATACCCCGTCGGCAATTTCTCAAACGGCTCTTTGATCCCTGCTGGAATGACAAAACCCATCGCACACCTCCACAAAAGTTAAATTGGATTGATTAGTTGAACTGCCCTACTCGCTTCTACCTACTACGCTTGTCCCTCCTTTCTAGGGTTGAATCCCCTTCGCTTCCTTCGCCGCCACCCAGTTTTCCCACAGCGCCAGGTAATGCGCGTCGCAGGGGTTGGGGGCCTTCGCCGTCACACTCGTGGCCGTCCAGATGGTGTCGTGCCGGGTCTGGAGGTACCGGCGATGAAACCCCTGATCGTCCTTGGTTTTCATGTCGATTTTCACTTTGTATATTTCGTCGTACCCCGGCGGCAACTCGTCCTTCAACTTGCCGACCGCCAGAATCCCCCTGACGAGGGTGTCCGCAAACTCGCTCTTGTCCTCGCTGGTGTGGTAGATGTCCACCAAGTTCGTATCCCACCAGAGCCCCTGCGACTTCACAAATCGCTCCACCCCCATCTTGACCATGTTGTACCAGGTCAGGTTGGTGGTCTGCCCTTTGGCTTCGTTGGCGGCATCAATCGGCAACCGGATCTTGGCCTGCCGCAACACCGCATATTGGAAGAATGTCATCGAGTCTCGAATCACCGCGTACCAATCGCCCGCAGTAGGACCAAAGGCGGCAAACCTCGCCTCCAGCACATTCGCCGCCACAGGGTTGTCAGGATCAGGATCAAGGTAACACTCAATTCGCATGAGCTGATTACCATCCTTATCCAACACATCCTCCGCGAGCACCCCGTTGTCGAGGTACCACTGGTAGAGTCCAAGGGGGTCTGTTTCATCGACTCGCACACAATCGTAGCCCACGTCACGGTAGGGGCTCATTTTGCTCGGTGGATCCATCCCCACCACCAGGATCGGTTTCCCCACCACCCGCGCCGCCTCGCTGTAGGTGGCCGCAAAGGTGGACTTACCCGTTCCGCTCTCCCCGTAGAGCATCACTTTGGTTTGGGGGAGTCGTGGGATCCAGATCTCGGGTAGCCTGTAGTTGCTGGTGGTCGCCACAGATCCTCCACCACTGCCCGTCGCGATCGAGGACGGTGCGGGTGAGGTGGGGGGTGCGGCTGGTTGCCCCCCGCGGCTGATCGCTTGCTTGCTTGATTTGATTGGCATCGACACTGCCCCTTTCGTTTGACATAATAGTAACTACTTACCCTTCAAGTGGATTCCACGGCGCAAACTCCAGCGCCGCCCTCGCCACCCCCGGCCTGCGCCCCACCTCACACACGCCCTTCCTGAACTCACACCACCGGCACTCGCCCGTAAACATTCCCTCCATCTGGAGCTGCGGCAACACGTCCATGTCACTGCCCGCCTGCGCCCACAATCGATACAACCCTTGGGCCATCGGCACCGCCTCCGCGAGCCAGTTCTCGACCATCACCGCATTACGCTCCAATAGCCCCACCACCTCCCATTTCGCGTGCATCGGGCCACACTCGGCATACTTCACTCCATGATCCTTACACTTCCGCGCGCCGTCATTGGGCAACTTCGAGAACTGGACTCCATTGATGAACGCCCCCACCACCGGTTTGTCGCGCAAGAGCTGCCGCGCCGCCCAAATATACCCCGTCACCTGCCCATCCATCGCCCACTGGTCCGTCCACATGGCGTTGATGAACCCGGTGGTTTTGTGGTCCACCACCACGTAGCCTCCGAGGTACTCCCCCACCACATCCATCCGACCGACGAAAAGGACCTCCACCCCATCCACCTCCGTCAGTGGGACCTCGAACGGCACCTCCACATGGGTCACCGCGAACGGCCACCCCCGCACCGCGCCCTCACCTTCGAGGGGGTGCGCCTCGATCCATTTCTGCGTAATCAGCCGCGTGTTCATCCACGCCAATTTGTCGTCGGCTGCCACATTGACCTGTGCCCAGTCTTGATAAACCGCATCAAACCACGGCAAGCAATTTCCAATGGGTGCGCCTAATAGATGCTCCGCCGCCGCTTTGTGAAACGCCGTTCCCGCCAGCAATGCCGCCTTCTCCGCCTTCGCCGTGAGCCCCCACCCATAGCGCAAGGTCGCCGCGGTCGAGCACTTGTAGCCCGCCTTCAACGCAGACCCGTCAATCCTAAATTTGCCGTCCGCCCCCATCCCGATCCCACCCCACCCAGGCATACTTTCTACTAGGGTCATGTAGGGGGGATTACTCACTGAGAGACTGTTCATGGCATACCCCGCAGTTTTAGAAGTTCTTTTACTTGTTCGTCAGTACATTTAATGATTCCCGTTATCGCATCCATTTGAAGTGCTAACGCTTTCACGAGTGAGAGTGTCTCGTTCAATGCTTCCATCGTGGGGCGATCTAAGTACACCATTTCCACAATCCACCTCCTCCAGCTCTTTGGTTGTGGTCACCAACACCAGCTCATGCCTTGCCCTGGTATACGCCACATACCGAATATTCTCTTCCTCTAGCCCCCCTCGCTTCAACGTATCCTCCAGCACCCACACCCGATCCGCCTCCAACCCCTTCGCTTTGTGGACGGTGGAGCACATCACACTCGCCGCCCCCGTCTCATCGTTGAACAGCATGTCTAATTTGCGGGTCAGTTCATCTACACTCGTCACGGTTTCAGCTAGTGTGGCGATCGTATCGATGTTGTCCTGCAATTGGGCCATCTTGGTCCGCGCCAGGTGCGGGTCACGCTTCGATAGTTTGCCGATCTCCTTCCCTCGATACCGCTCCAGCGCCTCATCCAAGTCCGCCAGCGATGTCACCCGCAACTTCTTGATGATGTCGATCAGCCCTTTCCCAATCTCCCGCCCACGAATCCTCGCCCGCACCCCCCGCCGAATCAGCCCCAGCGCCACACCCATCAGCGGGGCATTCGCCCGCGACAGCACAAAATCCCCTGGCGTGGCTGTCTCAATCATCTCTGAGGGTAAACAATTCCTCACTACCCCCTCCTCAACCGTGGGTGCCGCCTCAAAATCCGGCACGTACTCCCGCGCCCGCTCAACAATCGCTCGCCCACAGCGATAGGTAGTTTTCAAGCCTAACTCCGTGGCCTGTAATTGTTCCTTCAGCCTATCCAACGCGCCGCTGTCTGCCCCTCGAAATCCATAAATCGCTTGCCGATCATCTCCCACAATGAACATCCGCCCATCCTTCACCGTGGCACGCTTGGCAATCTCTAGTTGCGGCCTCGTCATATCCTGCGCCTCATCCACCACCACCAGCTCGTAGCTCGGGTACACCATCCCCTTGCGGAGGGGCAGAAAAATCATATCCGCAAAATCGATCACCTCAGAATATTCCTCCGCCGCCTTCAGGATCTCTAGCACCGCGTCATAGAACAGCGCCTCATTCCACCCCTTCACCCACGCGTCATCCCCTGGTAGCAAATCGTAGAGCACCGCAATCCGCTCAATATCCTCCACCGTATCCGCCCACGGATTGAGCTCGCGCACTTTGGTATGAGTATTTTTGAGGGCGGTTTTGATCTCCTGACTCGCTGTGGTGTAGCTATTCACCAGCTCCCACCCCCGCCCGTTGTTATCCACCTCCACCGGCCCCCACGCCGATTTGATGTACCCCATCCCCAGCGCATGGAGGGTTTTCGCCTTCACTCGATCTTGACCAACAAGGCGGGCGTTGGCCTCATCCGCAATCAGCTTGTTGAACGCGGCCACCAGAATCCTCCGTTCTGGCGCTTGCTTCACCCCCTCCAGCGAGGTTGTGGTCTTGGCACACCCCGCCCGCGCCCGCACCAACACATTCCCCGCCGGTTCCCTGAACGCTTTGAAGATGGCTTGTTGCTGCTCACTCCACACCCGCCCGCTCGATTGCTGCTGTCCTGGTAGTCTCATTTAATCACCAATCCTATCACCCCGATCATGAGCGCGACGCCAAGCAAGACGACAAACGCCCACATCAACGGCATTGGAATTGTGTAACAAATCTCCATTGTGCGCACCCCACCCTACCCACACCTTTGCGTGGTCAAAAAGTTTTTACTTGTCCGATAAATTTGCTACGGGTTCGTCTCTCGCTCGTCCCTGCCCGCCGCCTCGAACTCTTCCAGCTCCTTCTCCAATTGCTCCACGCCTAACTGTGCAATATACGCGTGCAACATTTCGAGCGTCTCATCCTTCACCCCAGCCACCTTCCGACGTGCCTGGAGTATCCCCACCCGCTCCTTCAACGCAGCCGGGAACCTACGCAGTGACACCACCGCACACCCCGGCTCTAGGCTACTGGTCGGCGTCCCTTCATTATCCTCTACCACCACCGCCCCCTCACTCGCGACCTGTGCCGCCGGCTTCGCTACCTTCTTTCGTCGTCCTCGTCCCATACTCGTTTGTCACCCCCTCACTACTCGATTAAATTGTTCAATCTCACCCTTCACCATCACCCAATACGCAACCTCTCGCTTGTGGACATCCTGCGGCGTCTCTCGCGGCTTTTCTGGCCGTCGAATATCCGCGTTGCACTCTTCACACGGCACATAGCCCTCATCCTCGCACACGTCACATGTGATTTCGTTCATGATCCTATCCCCGCCGGCCGCGCCCCATAACATTTCGCATCCTCCAACCGGCCTACCTCCACCCCGTATTCCTTCCCCCGCTCAAATATCCTCGCGCACATCAAACACCGCCTCACCCGCACATGGAAATTGCTCCACCCCGACCCATCAAACAGCACATCCTCGACTATGAACCCTTGGCACCGGGGACAACAATCAGCATGTAGGTGGCTCATTCCATGGGGTCCTTTCTGTAGGGGGTGGATCGATTCAACATCATTCTTCTGATTTACCCCCTACGTACTTGCTTGTCAAGTACAAACTAGCCTATCGAGTGAAAATTATTTTCTATTGCCCCTCACTATACTGACCACTCCCCACCGCCACCTGCAACAATTTCCTCTCTCGTTCCTTGATCGCCGCGACCAACCCCCAATATACCCGCTTGCCGGCCTCACTCCATCCCTCAGCAGGGGGTTTGTTGGTGAATGCCGCCTCGGCTGCCTGCTGTTCATCGTGAGTGAGATAGTTATGGTTGACCATGGCTTAGTCCCTCCCGGTTGTCTACCTCCACCTACGTCCTGCCCCTCGCTCTGCCCTACCCCTCTCGCCTTTCGGCTTTGTTGATTGCGGCATTCACGAGACAAACGACACAACTTAAGTCAGGTTCCTCATGTTCACATCCCATGTCGTTTAGCCACTCACTTGCGGCATTCAATGCCTCCAACAACTCCGGCGCCGCGGCAATCAGGCGCGCGTTGGCTTCACCATCCACGTCCTGTGCGTCACTTGTCCGACACAAATTCACGTCAGCGATATACCCCTGCCCCGGAAAGTCTGGGCCTACGACAGTTCGCATGGTTTTATTGGTGCTCTCAATCGTTCGCCACGGCCCCGGCGTATGTTTATTCATCACTGCCCCCTTTCTCTACCCTTACAATCGTCCGCCCTTGCGTTTCGATGGTCCGCCGGCTGAGTGTTGAATACTGGGGATGCTCCCCCAACGGCTCTAGGATCGTCCACAACTCAAACGGTTCGGCCGCTTGCTGGACTCCATTGTAAATCGCGCGGATCGGTACATTAGCCACGATTGCTATCCTCGTTTGTATTAGCCTACCCAATTTACGCTTTGACTACAATTTCAGCCTTTCGAGTGTTTGCCTGCGCCACCATTCGGCCCACACTCCCCGGCAATATAGTCAATCCATCGATCCTTCTTGAACGCGCTATTTTGTGTTCGACAAAATCCAACTAATACCCCTATTGCCTCACTCGAAAATAAATGCTTATTCTGTTTAATAACGTCCGCCAACGCCACAAAATCCTGTTTGCTCATGCTCATGATCGATTATCCTCCTACGCAAATTGGTCAAGTAATTCTCGCACCTTCTCATCGTCCCTATCTCGCAAGGCTTGCTTAATTTCCTCTGATTCCTCCAATACCTGTAGCGGAAACAATGTCCGCACGGTACACTCAGCATAGAATTCCATGCGTGTCATAATGTCTCTCCCCTTTCGTGATGGACACTCAAAATTGAGTAAGGCCTGTCAATACACTTTAAGCCCGTCGGCCACTCTCCAAGAATTCATATTCATTCGCGCGGATCGACTCTTCAACTTGTTCATCGCTGTTTTGATAGTCCCATTCTTTTTCTAGCTGTTTGTAAATCCAATCCATAAAATCCCGCGCGAGCTTGATTAGGGTATCCTCATCCTCACCTAGCTTGACCTGTAGCAGTTTGTATTCTGGCGCGTCATATTCCAGTTCGTTTTCTTGTTCGGTCGGCAATTCCACATCGAACGCGGTACAACCTGAATGAGAATAATGCCCGCGATGCGTTACTTTGAAATACCCGTCTGGATACGCTCTCGCAATCTCCGCTAACCCATCCACAATGCGATGTAATTCCTTATCCTGTGGCGCATACTCTTTCATCTTGTCCACTTTCACATTGCTCGCACGCCAAGTTCCCTCTACACACGCGCCGTCCCCTTGCGACCAAAAACCGCTGAAATATACGTTATCAATGTCCATCCCCAACAATTTGCCGATTTCCTTTGCATCGTCGATCGTACATTCACTCCAGAATGAATCGTCACAATTCCATTGCCGATACCATTCTCTCGCCTTCTCTTTCGCCTCATCGCTGAGTTCGTCGAACTGATAGACGGTTGTTTCTGTGACTCGTTTTTTCGGCATGGTCAATTCTCCTATTCTCTAATAGTGCGCGTGGTGGTCTAGTGCATCATCCAAATCAACCCAATCCACGGTGCGAGCGCGAGAGCCAATGTGAGCGCAAAATCATCCACAAAGCTCGCTACCGCCTCTCGTCGCGCCTGCCGCTCGCGTAAGGTCAATTCCAGCCTCCAGTCGATCAAGTTGTCTAGCATGGTGTCCTCCTACAATCGACACATTGACAAGGCTGATCGTTCTCTAGCTCTCCCTCGATCTCACTCCACGTCTCACACGCAATCCCCAATAGCCCTTGAGGTGTGTCGCGGAACTCCAGGCCGTCAATTAGGTTGTCCATGTGCTTGCCCCTTTCGTTGTTCGTCTCAATCACCGCTATGGCTTGTCAAATCTCACGTCTTGTGTATCGTGTACTAGTTGCCCAGCATAGTAGACCTTAACCCCGACATCGATACCGTGACCGCGCCAGTCGTCAGCCATGCTCTCTGCCAAGTTGCATGCCGCCCAATGTCCGCCAGATGGATGATTCGCACTCACGCGCCTGAACTCGCCCCTATCTGACACGATTTGATAATCCATGGTGTGTGCTCCCTTGTGTATGGTGTTCGTCAGCATGGTTGAAGTATAGCGAGTACAAACTATTTTGTCAAGCACAAATTATTTTATCGTGAAATTATTTTACCATTATAGTAGCGGATCGAACTTTACAGCGGTTTAGGGAGCATATAATCACTTATCCTATTGATATTCCACCAATTTTACAGTTTTACGAGTTTTACGTGCGTGTGTGTGGGTGGGGGGCTGATCGGTTGCTGCTAGGCTTGTACGAGTCCTCCTAAAAAAAAAAAAAAAATACTATTAGACTAGCTAGCACAAATGAATAACTCAAGCCTAGCAGGTTCGAGCACAATTCTATCCTCCTCCTCACACGCGACCGTGTAAACCTCGTAAAACCGTAAAGTTGGAGCAATTACAACCACTTAGCGTTATAAGTTGGGGCGTAATGTGTGTAAACCTCGCCGACCAGGTGCGAGGTTATCCACAGAATGCCTAAAAATTAGGCAGCGAGTTCTGAGCATAAATTATTTGTACTAGCATAAATACGTAAATTATGCTTGATCTCCTACTTTATCGCACTGTACTCTAGAGTATTACTTACTTACTGGAGGCTAGAATCAAATGCGTACTCGAATCAATTTTGTGTTGACTGTCGAGAACGAAGAATTACTTAATGAGTATAATTGCTATGCGCCAGAGGACTATGTACTTAATATGAGTAAACTACTTAATACCCTACTCCAGCGGGAATTAAGTACTCGCCTCAATGGTATGAAACACCTAGAGCAATAATACTTATCGTACTATTGCGTATAGTATTACTACTTATACGTATCAACCCTATAAGTAGTGTATCATACGTATAATGCACTAGGTAGCTGATGGGGGGAGGCCCCCCCTTGATCAGCCGTTGGAGGCCGGAAGCGTCCACAGTACGGCCGAATCAATTTTCAAAAATCGTGCCAGGCAAGCAACAAAAAATTCTATTAATATGTCTACTTTGTGCTTGACATGCACCACCGCGTGAGGTAGAGTGGGGGCATACTGAGAAAGGGGGTGGGGGATGCGAGCCTGGTTTGAGTGGATTGACGCTGCGGGGTGGGTGGGGGATGTGGTTGTAGTGGGAGGGTTCCTGCTGGTGGCGTGGGTCCTGGCGTTGATGGAACGAAAGGAGGGGGTGTGATGGCGACACCGATCAGGGTGGTGCCGGGGCGGGTGGGGATGGTGTTGACCAAGCCGGCGGCGCGCAAGCTCAGTGTCAATCGGGCGGGGAGGACCAATAAGGTCAAAGCATTATTAGCGAAGCTGGACTCGAAAGGACGGGTGAAGGGGTGAGCACCGACAATCTCGATACCGCGCGCGCGTTTGGGTTGGCGGGGCGGGTGGCGGAATTGGAGGACAAGCTCGCCAAACTCAGCCACTACCATTTTTCGACTCTCCTCACCCTCGCGAACATGGCGGGAGGGGAGATTCGGGTCAGCAAATTTGACTACCTGGCGACGAAAGGGCTCACCCTCGCCACGTTTGTGGATCCCAAAACCGGCGATCGGGTGTTTGTGGCGAAGGGAGCTTCCAATGACGACACGGCGCCCGCTCCCATTTAGACCTCGCCTCGTCGTGCCGCTCGTCGTCGTCGACTGGGCGGGGGTGGAGCCGGCCGTGTGGGTGTGGGTGGCGAGCTGGGTGCTGTTGGGGGTGCATCTATGGGGGGTGTGGTAAATCGTCATCGTTGGGGTGGACGGGTGAGCGAGATGGTGTGCGCGCGAAAGGAGGGGGGATGGCGAAGTATAGAAAGAAGCCAGTGGTAATTGAAGCAGTGCAGTATGACGGAACATTCCCAATGGAGTTTTTGCGGTATGACGAACGCGTATTTAGTGACGGGGGGAATGGTATCTGTATTAAAACGCTCGAAGGGGTGATGACTGCGAGGCCTGGGGATTGGATTATCCGTGGCGTGAAGGACGAACTCTATCCATGCAAGCCCGACATCTTTGAAGCCACGTACGAGCCCGCCGAGGTATCGCCATGACGCGCCAGGGGTGGGCGGAGCGGAAGGTGCAGGCGGCTCTCTACACACCCCACAAGACAAAGCTCGCGCTGATTCAAACGGTGTCTAAGCTGTTGAAGGCCGAACACCGTCGGGCCGTGCGGGTGGTCGAGCGAAAGATTGCGAATCTGGAGGTGATTAAATCGCGCAGCTTTTGCAATGCCGAAATTGCCGAGGCGTATGCCAGCATCACAGTTTTGCGCGACATCCTCGCCGCGCTGCAGAAAGGACGCACATGAGGGAGCTTCAAAACATCATGGCAGATCGGGAGTTATCGCGGGCTATCACGGCGCTGTACCTAGAGGTCGATGAGTCCATCGTGAATGACATTCGCAGCAAGATCGACGCCGCCCTCCGCGCCGCGAAGGTGGAGGAACTGGAGCGCGTACAGTCCAGGTTTCGTAAGGATGGCATAGCCTTAACCTTAATCTATCTTCAATATCGTATCGCCGAGCTAGGGCGGTCCGCACAGATCGAGGAGGGGGAGTGATGGTAGGCAACGACCTCATCGTGTTGCATGAGCTGTTATCGAAGCAGCTCGATAAAGTAGCGATGTGCTTCACAACACCTGTCAGGGTTACGCTTGTGGTTCGGTCGCTGACATTGCCAGATGGTGACGTGGTGCTGTCCGATGACGAGCCACAAAAGATTATAGATACGGTTGCGAAAATGTATGAACGGCCACCGACAATTGGCTAAGTGACCTGATACGAAAGGCGGCGGGGATGGAAATTATAACTGAAGTGCTTGCGCGTGGAGTAGCGGCATTCGTCTTGTGGAACTTCATTGGCCTTGGGTTGGCGTTGTATATCGTCCTATGGCGATCAGGCAACTGAGCAGAAAGGCGGCGGGGATGACCAAGGTTGATATTGAGTTCTTGAAAGTCTTCTACGATGTCGAAACTGACGCTGAGTTGATAGGCGCGATGAATCGGCACATTGAAAAGCTCCAAGCTAAATTGAAGAGATTCTCACCACCTGAACCGGCTGTCACTAGGCTACGCGAAGGTTGAGCAGAAAGGCGGAGGGCATGGAACGGTATAACTGTACGTGTCATTGCGGTGGATCAATGTTTTATAAGCACTTACACGATCCCAGTTGCGATTTGTTTACGCATGGTGAGGAAGCGCCACAGTCCAAAGAGGCTCAACTCCAAGCGGCCCTCGATGCGGAGCGAGCAGAGAACGAGTGCAAAGACACGTTGATTGAAACCCTCCAGGCGCAGCTTCGGCAGGTGGAGGGGGAGCTTGCCGACGAAAAGACAGCGTATAAGAAGTTGTCTGAGCAATGGAACAAAACCAGCATTGACCTCGCCGACACAGCGGGGAAGGAACACACATGAGCATCAGTGATGGATTTATTAATGTGTATTGCGACCGGTGCAGCCGCGCAGAACCGTTTATGATGACGGCACTAGCGGGCGGAGGATATGACGCCCGAAATATCACCGAATCGTTTTTGCAGCGGCATGGGTGGGTCGCCAAAGACGGTCAACACTTTTGCGAGGACTGTGTGGAGGCAGTGACATGAACGCACAGACGCGGCGCGTTATGGCAGCTAAACTATTCACCAAATTCAATCAGATGCTCTATGACCCTGATAATCCACCAGGTTTGTACATCAAGGAAATCGACGCCACCTTGTGCGAGTGGGGGTTGGAAATGGCGTCATTAGTAGCGGACCATGTGGACTGCTCGGCACAATACATTGCGTCCAAGGTGAGAGCCGCCAACGACCAGCAGAAAGGCGCATGATGCAGAAGCATACTGTGATCGACGAGAACAGCCATAAACAAGAGTTGTATAGCAAAATTGAACACCTCGAAGCCGACAACGCCGCCTTGCGCCTCAAGGTGCAGGAGTTGGAGGACTGGAAACGCATTGTGACCGGGGCAGGCACCGATCAGGAATCAGTGATTCGCCTGGCGGCTACTGAGTACACTAAGACAGCGGTACAGTGCTGGCGGGATGCAAACGCTCAATTACAGGAACGCCTTGACACCCTGGAGACGTTGGTGAAGGCGTTGCCGGTACTAGATATGCGGTTCGATAGCGTTGCGGTAGGGCCATTAGGTTGGACTGTCGGCGGCGTTACGTTCGGAAAGGTGACAGAGGCTAATGCCTACTCAGCCCTGTTGCAGTATCGCGCCGCCATGGCCACCCAGGACGCGGGGAAGGTGTGCCTTGATTGCGGAATATCCTATGCAGTCTGTCAATCCTGGCGAGCTGATGGGCGAACAGAGTGCTGTTCACACTGCTTACACACTGACCCGCCTCACCCCACGGAGGAACGCCATGAGTGAGCAGGAACGACTGAAAGCGAGTCAGATACAGTACGCACAAGAAGATGCCCTTGACGCCCTTCGCGCCGAGAATGCGCGGCTGCGAAAAGCGTTGAAAACATTATCTCGCTACGGTGTGATCATGGGCAGTCGTGGAGAGTACCGACAGGGGCAGCTTGATGTGCTGGAATATATCCACGAAATAAGCAACGCCGCCTTGCAGCCGGAGAGGGGGGCGAAATGACTGAGTACATCAAGCGTATCGGCCAAGTCGTTAATCAAGCCACTTCCCCGGCATATAGGCTTTTGTGGGAGCTAGAGACTGCTTACGTTGTAGAGTATTGCAATGTATGGAGGATACTTCCTAAGGAGATGTATGAACGGGTGCAGCCATGACTGACGCCAGCGGGGGTAGAAAGGGAATGATATGGAACTGATGCTATGGGGTGGTGTGACGGTCTTGGTGATTGTGCTTGTGGTGATCAATTTGGCTCGTTGGCCGGGAGGCCCACTTGGATAACCACAGGAGATTAAGCGATGGCCGAAATGGATGAAGCAGGCGATCAAATCCCGCGCCGATGTCAATTAGAGCTTTTGACGACCGAAGAATACGCTATTCGCAATGCAATCGTATTAGTTGAGCAGCTTGGCGCTGACCCGCGACTCACAGATGCCGTGGTGTTGCTTCAGCAGGCGCGGGATAAGGTGGCTGATTATGTAGACGGAAAGGACTGCCCCACATGGCAACCGAGGGGGTGAGGGGATGAGGATATTTGACTGGTCTGAGTGGCGGTATCTGTTCAAGCATCGCATTGGTGGGTGGTTTCAGCGTGCGAACCGTGGATGGGCTGACCATGATACGTGGTCGTTCGATCACTATTTAGCCGAGGTTGTGGCTGGCGGGCTACGAAAGCTCGCAGAGAATGGGCACGGCTACCCGTGCGATTTCCCGGGAGGGGCCGAGGGGTGGAATGCGTGGTTGCTGGACAAGGCAGACTGGTTCGAGTGGTACCACCTGGACGAAGACGGGGCATCTGGCGACAAAGGCTGGATTGATCCTGCATTGACTCAGGATGAGAAGCGCAGGCGCATGGATGCCTACCACGCCAAGATGGGGCAATTCTTCAACGAGGTCTTGCCAAATTTCTGTGAGCACTTTGGCAGTCTGTGGGACTAAGCCACACGCGAGGGGAGGGAGGGATGATGAAGTATGTATGGGTGATTGAACAAGGCAGTTATTCTGATTATCGAGTGGTTGGAGTGTATTCATCGAAGAAGAATGCCCAGCTCATGTGTGACGCGATCAATTCGGGGGAACATTACGGTGAGGCCACTGTTGCGAAGTGGCCGGTCGATCAATCGGTCCTGGAAGTCTCGCGTGGGTACAAACGGTTTATTGTGACCATGCTGAGAGACGGCACAGTTGAGTGTATCAGAGGGCCAGAAGCAATCTGTAGTTATAACATGTCTTCTACGCTCGCAATATGGAAACGCACGGAAGCACCAGCGTACAAAGGGAAAGGCATACCGGATGCGCTTAATGGAAGTGTGCTTGCGAAAGACGAGAAACATGCCATCAAGATTGCTAATGAACAGCGTACGCAACTGATTGCGCTTGGGAAGTGGACATGACCGCCTGGAGCCGAAGGAGTGATCCCGAATTGACCTCCCCACCAAATTAAAGGATTATACGCATGATGGCTAACATCTCGTCGGTCCCCCCCAAAAAAATCACCCCCCGCCACCACCAGCTCGCGGCGTTCAAAGCGATGGGCCTCCCCAACGCCATCATCGAGGAGCGCACCGGGTATACCCAGTCGAGGATCAGCGTGCTGCTGAGTGACCCTCGCATTGCTGACCTCGTGGTGGAGTACCGCAACCAATTCCTCACTGGTCAACTCGCCGACCAATCCCAACGGCTCACCCAAGAGTTGGGCAAAACCATCGACAAGGTGCTGGCCTGGCGCGACGACGTGGACCCCACCGCCAGCTTGCGGGCCTGCGATATGATTCTGGCCCGCGCCATGCCCGCCGTCAGTAAGCATGTGGAGGATCGCACCGTTCGCATCATCCTCGAAAAGCACGAAATCAGCCGCATCGAAGAGGCCGACCGCGAAATGGAAATTGTGAATGCTCAAATTCAAGACCCCGACGCCTGAGCCACCCCCCGAGCCCGCCACCATCGAGCAGGCGATTGATCAAGGGCGTGATGAGATCATCGTCGACGCCAAAGGCCACGTCCGCCAAGCCGGGACCATGACTGGCGAAGGCGCCCTCGTCGCAGGGATGAAGGGCAAAGCCGAACGCTCGCTGTACTATTTCTGGAAATACATCCTGGCGCTGAATCGCGAAAACATCCTCGACCCCCACCTCCACGGCTGGTTTTGCAACTTCCTCCAGCGCACCCCACCCTACCGCAAAATGGCCCTCATGCCGCGCGGTCACCTCAAATCCACCTGTGTCAGCGAGTGCCTCCCGATGCACATCCTCCTCCAACCCCGCGAGCACAATGTGTACTGGCCGGGGATGGATGGCAGCGAAATGAGAATACTCCTTATTGGAGAGAAGCAGGAACTCATGTCCGCCCATCTCCGCTGGATCGAAACCCAATTCACCAACAACAAACTGGTGCGCGCCTTCTGGTCGCACCGGCTGTGGGAGAACCCCAAACGTGACGCCAAAACCTGGAATGCGATCGAGATGCAGCTTCCGCGTGCTGCTACCAACGATTACGCAGACCCCTCTATCAGAGTTATTGGCGTTGGTGGCGCAATCACAGGCGCACACCCGAATGTACTGATCAAAGATGACCTCGTTTCTATCGAAGCCGCGAACTCTCCCGTCGTCATGCAAACTGCCATCGATTACCATATCTCAAGTCGCGCATTACTCGCGCCGAATGAAGATCGCGGACTCGAATTTATTATCGGGACGCGATGGGCCGTGCGCGATCTTTATGAACACATCCAATCCACCGACCCCACCGTCGCCGTCAAAATCCGCTCGATCATCGAAAACAACGAGCCGATCTGGAAGGGCAAAGTCACGCACGAGTACGTCGACGCGCTGAGAAAAGAATATGGGGCGATGTTCTATCTCCTGTACATGAACTCCGCCGCCGACCCCGAACTCACCGATTTCCACGAGAAGGATTTTCGGTACTACCAACTCGAAGGCGATGAGGTGGTGTTCGAGGAGGACGGGCGGGATGTGGTGCTCCTTGAACGCACTCAGCCGCGAGTCGAATTGGAGGCGCCCCCACCTGACATCCGCGGGAAGGTACTTACGGATCAACTCCTAGGTGAACTCCATGAGTTGCGCCGTGGGTGGAGGTTTCGATCGTGAGGGTCAAACTAGATGTACTCGATATTTACAGTTTTCTGGACCCGGCAGGAAAGAAGCAAGGCACCAACAAACTGAAAAAGGTCCGCGCAAATACTGCACTCGTCACGATAGGTGTCGACCCACTACAGAGAGTAATCGTACTAGAAGCGTGGCGGGCCAAAACTTCTGCTGCCGCTACAACGAGGCAGGTATTTGATACGAATGATCGCTGGCACCCCAAAATGTTCGGGTGCGAAGCCAACGCGATGCAGGAACTCTATGCGGACATGCTCCTCCTCGAAGCCCAGCGCCAAAACATCCGCATCAACCTGGTCCCCATTACTCAACCGACGAATGTGGATAAGCATTGGCGGATTCGGACTGTGCTCAACCCACTCTTCAACCATGGTCGACTCTTTCTCTTGTCCAACCAACACGACCTCCACCGCGAGTTGACCTCTTTCCCTATGTCTCCCCTCGTCGACCTCGTAGACGCCCTCGCCTCGGCGTGCGCCATGATCCCCCCCAAACCCAAACCCCCCGCAGAAAGTGCGGACGAAGCCGCCGAGGTCGCCAAATACCTCCGCGACCAAGGGGTGGCGCCTCACATCATTCACCAACGCGTGGCTGCGATCCGTGGCAACCCCGCGGGTGCGCCCGTTGACCTATTTAGGAGCTTAAAATGAAAAAACTCAGTAAAGCCGTCCAAATTCAGTGTCTCACTGAGGATGTGTCTCGATTGCGTACTGCCCTCTACAACGTCGGGAAAATCGTTAAATACTCTCTTGCCCATCCTGCCGTTGATGAGCGTTCCCGCGACCTGGAGCGTATGATCAAGATCATTGGTGATGCCCTCGCCCGTTGACCTCTTCCGCCCCTTACGCTAATATCACTTAGGTATCCTTACCCAACCCTTACTCTATTGGAGGACTCCCCCATGTCCAACGACAAAGCCGACGGCCTCAACCGTGCCAGCTCGATCGAAACCAACCCGTACAAGCACTCCACCTCCGGCGCACCGTGGTCCAAAAAGAACGACGGCAGCAAATCCACGACCGGCGGACCCACCTCCGGCGGCAAGATCAAGCGGTAGGCCATGGTCACACGCAAACAGCTCCACGCCTTCCAGCGCAACGAGATCACCCTGATCCTGGCCAATGGCAGCACACTCAAAATTCCTGCCATGAACGTCGTGGCGGCGCTGCTCAACGTCATCACCCCTGAGCAGCGCCGCAAAGTCCTCGAACAATGCGTGGGTCACAACGACGCCCCCCTCGTGCTAGGGCAGACGATTGATGTACCGGCCACCCTCCCGAAAGGATTCACCGATGGCGTCACCACCTTCTAAAGAGACAAAAATAAAATCCGCCGACCCCAAACCGGCCCTCGCGCCCACATTCAAGCCCCACTCCCGTATGCAGCGGACCGCCCTGATCCGCAATATCCACACCAAATAACGGCCACCGCCGTGGAGGTTGACGCCCATGCCTTGTATCCACACCCCACGCACCCACATCGAACACGTCAACCTCATCAACGGGGTGACCACCAACACCACGTCTGATACCCTCCTCGGCCTCCCATCTGCCAAAACCTTTTGGGGTGAGGTAACCGGCACTGGGGCGGTTTCTGCTACCGTCAAAATATATGGGTGCCGCACCGCTACCGCCGCCAACGGGGTGCTGGTCGCTACCCTCTCCCCATCTGGCACCACCACCGGGGTTGACGCGGCGACTGCGAGCCTTGCAGTCTATCCGTATTATTATGTAGTGACAGAGAACATCACCGGCACTGGCGCGACCGTCCGCGCGGAGGTCTTTTACTAATGCGACAATTACAACTGACGCTCGTGTTTGTCTTGTGGTTGTGTCTCTCGATCACGCCCGCACTCGCCGGCACCGTCGCCTCTGGCGGGGGTGGACTTGGTGGTGGTGGTGGCTCCGGCGACGCCTCGCTTGCTGAGCAGCAGACGCAGACCGGCCTCCTCACCACCATCGACGCCGATACGGGCACCATTGCGGGGGCGGTCAAAGCTGAAGATGCCGCGCACGTCTCGGGTGATACTGGCGTGATGGCGCTCTGCGTGCGCCAAGACACAGCCGCCGCGTTAGCTGGTACCGATGGCGATTACATCCCCTGCACAACGGACGCCGATGGGCGCGTCCACACGACCAACGCCGCCATTGACGGCACCAAAATCCGCGCCATGCTTGTGGATTCGAGTGGGTCTGAGGTCGTCATGCCGACCGCAGGACTCACGCATTTTGACGCGGCGGACGCCTCGACCAATTCCACCAACGTCCTCAACGCCGCCGGGACGGTCTATCACTACAGCCTGTCCAATACCACGACCACGATCTATTACCTCCGCATGTATAACCTGACGACCGCCCCGACCTGCTCCAGTGCAACGGGGTTTGTGGAGTCCATCCCGATCCCTCCAGCAGGGGCCGCAGGGCAGGCCGGGGGGCGTGAGCGGATCATGAACATCGGCCAAGCGTTCACCACAGGCATTTCGTACTGTATCACGGCGAGTTCGGGCAGTACGGCCAACGATGCTGCGGCGGCGGGGGTGTTTGTCACGATTCTGTATAAGGCAAATTAGTATGATGAAACGTATTGCAGCGTGGGCGCTACTGTGTGTGCTCATCGCACACCCGGCACTGGCCACGACCTACTACATCCGCACGGACGGCAACAACGCGAACGCGGGCACCACCGATAGCGCAGGCGGGGCGTGGCGGACGATGGGGAAATGCGCGACCTCTGCTACTGCTGCTGGAGATACGTGCATTGTTGGGGATGGTACGTATGTGGAGGGGGCGATCACGTTCAGCACCAACGGAACAGCGGGCAACTACATCACGCTCCAGGCCAAAAACAAACACCTCGCGATCCTCTCTAGCACGAGCGGCTGCGACCCCAACATCACGATTCAGGCCAATTATATACACATCAAGGATTTGCGCCTCAAAGTGGACGCCACCAACGTGGCCTGCTCGCCGGTCAATTCCAGTAGTGGGACGGGGGTGCGGTTTTTTGAGGGCTCGCCACTCCCCACGCTCGCTGGCACGCACGCCACGGCTCGGCATCATGCGTGGATCGAGGGACTGTTGGTGGATGCCTCATCGGCGCGTGGGCATAGCATCAAGGTCGGCGGCGATGACGGCATCATTGAGGACAACATTGCGTACAACGGCATCGAGGGCAGTGCCGGGCAGCGGTACAAAATCCGCAACAATAAGGTCCTAGGAGGCGATGCGTTCGGTGGTGGGCTGATTGCAGGCAAATTCGGGAACCGTGATTATGAGGTGTACAATAACTACGTAGAATGCAACAGCAATTGGATGACGTGCTTTACCATCGGCGGCTCATCCGGCGAGGGCAACCATTTTGATGCCTCGACTGACATCGAGAGCTACAATGCTGTCGCGTACAACAATGTGATTAAAGTCGGCACCGGGGTGACCGGCACGCCGATCATCGGTATTCGCGCCTGCAAAGATTGCTTTTTTGGCTACAACACCCTCATCGGGGGGCTCGCCCCACTGACGCTCGTCGCGGGTGGTGGGAGCACGCCCTACAGCAGCGCGAACCCGACGTTCAAGTTCAACATCGTGGCTCCGAACGGTGGAGGCTGTACGTACAATTTTGGGGCCTACACAGGGTCGCTGATCCTCGACTATAACCTGTTTTACAACTGCTCATCGCCTCCCGCGCAAACTCACGCCATTACCGGTAATCCGCTGCTTGGCGGCGACTATACCCTCGGCACGGGCTCCCCCGCGATTGATGCGATTCCCGCAGCAGCCGCAGTGACTTCATGGACCGCCTACGAGGGAGCAGCCATCACGCTGGACCTGACGAGCGTCCCGACCTGGCAGAGTGCGACCTACTCAGCGCGACCCGACAACACTGATTATGACGTAGGGGCCTATGAGTTTTACACGCCGGATGGTCAGGGTGGCGAGGGCGGGCAGTCGCAAGACCCGACCGCAACCAGCCCACGGCGACACCCCTTAGGATGGTGGAGGTAACATGCTGCGCCTGTTGTTCGTCATGCTGGTCTGCCTACTTGCCGCCCCTGCACAGGCGGCACGCATCAACATCATTGGGTTTGAGTCTGGCGATCTCAATCCCGAACCGTGGACCTACAGCGGGACCGTCTCCATTTCGTCTACGACCGTGCGGACAGGCGGCTACTCGCTGCGAGTCAATCCCACCACCACCGGAACCGGCCTCTATCGTGTCGGGTGTTTTACCAGTGCGGGCGGGAGGGACACGGCGTGTAGTGTCGCCACGCTCTATACCCGATTCTATTTCCGTTATGCCACAAAACCCGCCAGCGGGAGCGAGATCTTGTACCAGGCGCGCACATCTGCCGATGGAGTCAAGTTCTCGCTGCGCCTCAATTCCAGTGGCAATCTCGCCGCATACGACTCTGCCGGGACGTTGCTCGCGACCGGTAGTACCGCGCTGGCGCAGGATACGTGGTATCGCATTGGCCTGAAAGTCGGGACCGGGGCGAGCGCCGACTGGGAAGTTAAGCTCAACGGCACAGCAGAAATCAGCGGCACTGGGGCTAGCCTCAACGCCTCCAACAATGGGCGGCTGTTGCTCGGCAAACCCACCGACGTAAGCGGGCAATCCATTGATTTTTTCTATGATGATTTCTCGCTGGATGATTCTACGTACCCCGGCGAAGGCAAGATCGTCAGGCTCATCCCAAACGCCAACGGTTCCACAATGGCGTGGACGACCGGCACCGGCTCCAGCAATTACCTAGAGGTCGATGATGTGCCGATGGGCACGGCCAGCTATGTCAAAAACACCGGCGCGGCAAACGAGGTAGCCCTGTTTGATCTCACGGATTCGTCAACCGCAGGTATCAGCGGTACGATCCATGCCATTCGGCCTGAGATTCAGGCACGGCTCGACGCCACAGGGACGAGCGCCTTCTCGCTACGGACGCGCTCCGGCACGACCAACACCGATCTTGCCACCGTCGCCTTGACCACAGGCGGTGCCTATATCAGCACCACCTACGCGACCGACCCCGACACAGCGGGGGCCTGGTCCACGGCTGCCATTGATGCCCTGGAGGTGGGTGGGATCGAAACCGCCGCCGTCTCGACACGACTCCAGGATGCGCATGTCTATGTGGAGTATACCGAGGCCGTGGCCAGTTCCAACGGCGGCCTGATGCTGATGGGGGTAGGGCAATGAGGCAAGACTGGCAGATAAACGGCGAACGCAAGTGGCAACTCTCCATCTATTTCGCCTAAAGGACTACCTCATGCTTCTCCCTCTCCTCCTGTTGTTTGCGTTGTGGGCGACTCCCACCTTCGCGCAGTGGGCGAATGAGCCATCTGGTGCCACCCGTGTATTGAATTGCCCCATGTCCGCCGCTGATTGTGTCGGTGGAATCGTCCGCGGCACCTGGCTCGATATTTACCACAATCTCACCTATTTCACCCCCGGCGATGCCCCTCTCTCACCCCCCACCATCGCCCGCGCCTCACTTATCTACCCCAACACCTCCGGTGGTGGCGACCTCGGGTGGTGGGACAATCAAGCCGACCGCGGCCTCTACCTCGGCGCCTACTTCAAATTCACCGCAGGCGGCGCCAGCTCCGTCGGCTCCACCAAACTCTTCTTCCTCCGCACCCTCAACAACCTCGCAGGTGGCACCCAACTCAACGGGGTATTCACCATCGGTGGCACCAACGCTACCACCCGCCAACTCCGCTTCCACCATAACACCGGTGGCCTCAACAACGGCCACATCTGCGGCGGCGATGCGTTTGGCGCGATCTGCTTCCCTAACCTCAGCAGCGGCAATTTCACCATCGGCCAGTGGGTCAAATTCGAGGCGATTGTGTGTGCCTCCACCTCCCCTACCGCCCAAAACGGTACAGTTCGCTGGTGGATCAACGGCGTCGAAGCCGGCCGCTACACCACCCTCAACTACGGCACCGGTGTCGTCAACGAGTTTTGGTGGAATCAAACCTGGGACAGTTTCGCCAACGGTCAAGGCTTTACCAGCGATGTCCATCAGGATGTCGACCATGTCGTCGTCAGTAGTATCCCCGCTGCCTCCTGCAACACCTCCGCCCCTCTCGACAATCCCGCTGGCGCCCCCGGCCTCGTCAGCGGCTTCACCGCCACCGTGGGAGGGGTGCAGTGATCCGCGCGCTTCTGGCGCTGGCAATCTGGCTCCTCACCTCCCCAGCTCTCGCCGCCGTCCAAAATTGCACCTTCGCCTGGAACGCCCGCACCGAGGCCGATCTTGCCGGCTACAAAATCCTCTGGGGCACGACCTCTGGCGTCTACCCTAACATCGTCACCCTCGGCGTTGTCACCACCACGACCTGCGCCGCGCTCGGCATGACCTCCGCCGGCACCTACTACGCTGTCATCAACGCCTTCGACACCAGCAATCAGACCGGCCCCAACTCGTCTCAGATTTCTGTCACCCTCGCGACTGTTACTGCTCCGTCAACTGCTCCCACTATTACAACTTTTTCTCCCTCAAGTGGAGCGGTGGGGACGAGCGTAACCATCACTGGCACCAATTTTAGTTCTACCCTCTCCTCCAACACTGTCAAATTCAATGGCACTACCGCCACCCTCAGCTCCGGCACCACCACTCAACTTATCGCTGTCGTGCCTGCCTCTGCCACCACCGGCAAAATCTCCGTCACCACCTCCGCGGGCACCGTCAATAGCTCCGCCGACTTCACCATCACCACCCCACCGTCCTCCACCGTCTATGACTCGGCCGCCGACTTCTCCAACGTCCAAGGCCCGATCTGGTACTACCTCAACGGCGATACAACCGAGATGGCGACCTACCTCGCGTCCTGTACTGCTACGAGTGGTGCGTGCTGGCAAGGCGCCAACACCTACCTCACCATTTATGATCACGGCGCTCACCCTGGCGATCCCACTGCGCCCTCCACCATGAAAGCGACTCGTCGGTGGGTCGCTCCCGGCGCAGGCACAGTATCGATTTCAGGCAGTTCCTCCGACGAGACGGCCGCAGGCGGCGATGGGGTTCTGTTTACCGTCGTCCACAACTCCACCACGACCTATTATTCCCGCACCATCCCGTCTGGCGGCGGGAATGAAATCTACTCGACCACCACCTTTTCTGTGGCCGCTGGCGACACCATCGACTTCATCATCGACCCCCTCACCGGCGACTTCTGGGACGGGACCAACTACACCGGGGTGATCGCGTTTTCGGCCACCCCTCCGCCACCTCCACCCCCTCCAGACCCCCCACCGCCTCCACCTCCGGCGCTCTCTATTGCTGCGCTCCTCACCACGACCCCATCCTTCAACGTGGCCACGACCGCCACCATTAGTGTCACCATTTCCAATACCGCAACGACAGATACCCCTGTGCTGATCTCCAGCGCCGATCCTTCCATTGTCGCCGCCCCTGTCAGCGTCACCATCCCTGCTAACGCCAAAACCGCCAATCTCACCGTCGCAGGTCTCGTCGCGGGCACCACCCAACTCACCGCCACCCTCGGCACCTCCACCCTTCACATCACCCTCACCGTCCTCCCTACCGCCGCCCTCTCTCCCGTCACGCTCCTCTCTCCCGCCAACCGCTCTACATTGTCCTCTGTCGTGAAATTTGTTATTCTGCGGTGGCGATCCATGCTAGGGGCAACCACGTATGCGGTCACTGTCCACGATGATACGATCGACACTGAAAACGATAGCCAACTATGCGCTGGATTTGCTGCATGCGCTCCGACTACTACCGCCACCAGCTATTCGTTTAGGCCCATCCCCGGCCACACCTACACTTGGACCGTTACCTGGACCGACTCAGTCGGCCACACCAGCGATCCCGTCTCGTGGACTTTTGCACAGGAGCCCAACTAGCTATGGCTGACATCTTAGACGTAACAGTGATCATCAAACGCAACGGTCGCGACGTAACCGGCTTCCCCTACCAAAAACGGATGGTGGTTGATGAACTCCAAGCCTTCAGCTACGAGAAAGCGACTGGTGGAGGGTACGAAACTCTTCCCACGACGCAAATCGCAACCGTGCAAGCGCTCGTGGTTACGGCTGACCAGGCGACTACGATCCGCCTTGACGGCCAAAGTGATGCAGGCATCGTCCTCAATGCTGGCGGATTACTCCTCGCGCTTGATATCACTGCGGACGCCTCCGCCTCCACCAACGCCACCCTCGACAACAGCTCAGGATCCACCGCGGTTGTGACAGGGTTGGGAGCCGGCACATGATCAATTTTGTGGGTCCGGCGCTGGCCATCGTCCTCTGCCTCCTGTCCATGCCTGCCCCCATGGTCCAGGCGGCGACCCATCAGACGGTGCCCAGCGCCAATTTTAGTTTCATGCCTACCCTCCAAACCTTTCTACAGGAGGAGGACGCGGACCGGCTCGCTGACCTCTCCTCAAGTATCGTCTTGAGTGGCGGCATCCACTCTACCGCAGCGGGCTTGGTGGGATCCCCATCCGCCCTCACCGCCTACCTGAGCGGCCACTACACCACCGAATCCGGCACCATCACCTACCCGGACGCCTCCACCTGCTGGGTCATCGCCCACACCGCCACCACCGGCAATGTCGGGAGCTTCACGAGGGTGAGTGGCACCCATTACCTCATCAACTGCGGCTCCACCCCCCAACCCGCACTCCCCAATACCTCGACCGCCCTCCTGATGAAAGTCACCACTAGCGGCGGCGCGATCACTGCGGTCACCGACCTCCGCTCATTCGGTGCGTTGGGAGCCATTGACGCCTGCCGCTACGCCACCCTCACAGACCTGCTTACGGCGGTTGGGACACGCGCGTCCCATGTCATCCTCTCTTGCCACCTGCCTGTCCCCTCGAACGCGAGCATCCCCGCAACCATCTCCATCCTCCCCTCGCGTTCAGGCGCCTTTGCTGTCGAATCCGGTGTGACGATCACCATGGCCAGCCCGCGCCAAATCCCGTTCTCTGTCTCGTGGCAAATTTTCGAGGGTGCCAGCACCGCCCCAGTATCGTTCACCACTTCCGGTGACATTCGCCCTGAGTGGTGGGGCGCAGGAATCACCATCTCCGCCGCCAACAACACCACCTACATCAATCGCGCCATCGACTCCCAGCCCGTCAATTCGTACACCACCACCGTCTGGTTCAGCTACAACACCTACCAACACGACAATTCCATCCTCACCAACTCCCGCAACATTTGCCTCCGTGGCGCCGGCGACAACTCCACCACCCTCGAACTCACCACCGTCGCCAGCGGGCGCCACGGCTTCAAAACCACCGGCACCACGCAATTCCAATGCGCCCGTGACCTCACCTTCGCCACCGCCACCGCCCTCACCACCGACTCCAACATGTCCGCAATCCGCCTCGACGCAGATGGCGATGCCCCTGGTGTAACCGCCGACGCCGAACAGCTCGTCCTCAATGTCAAATGCGTCGGCTACAACATCTGTGTCTACGGCGACGGCGACAGTAGCTTCCTCATCCGCACCCAGCTCGTCTCCAACCTCCACGCCATCATCGGCGGCTCCGGCGCAACTTCTGGCGTCAACGAAGGTGTGGTCTGCCAACGTATCCTGATCTGCGCGGGTGAGCACATCCACATTGACGGTAACGCCAACGCGGATCATGGCCTTTACGCGCTTACCCCTCGCACGCTCCACTACACTGACATCTACATCGACAGCACCCTCAATGAAGCGGTCAAACTCATCCCAACCTCCGGTGTCGCATCGCTCACCGACCCGCTCCACTGGACGTTCGCCAACTCTACCATCCTCAACAGCGGCGGCGCCGTCACCGCGACCATCGACCAAGACTACGATCTCGCCAAACTGGACCTCTCGAACCTCGTTATCGTTAACGATTCAGTGTCAGCGTCCAACGGCTACGCCATCGTCATCCAAGCCTCCAACACCGCAGTCATCCGCAACGTCAACCTTGACGGCCTGGTGACTTCCAGCCTTGCTCGTGGGGGCGTCCAATTTATCTCCAACAACACCGCGACCATCCAGCTCGCAACCCTCACCAACGTCCACGCCTATGACTGGAGCACCGGCTCAGACGACACCTACGCATTTATTGGTACCGCCGAAAACGATACCTCTACTCTCTCCAGCCTGGTCTACTCGGGCTATTTCGATGGCGCCACCCACGGCCGCTCCATTTTCCAATCCGGCAACCCCCGCACTACCTGGGATCTCGTGCAGCCTCTCTACGTCACCGAAGCCAACACTGCGGTCCCTGAAGGTCACCCCCTCGTCTCCCGCATGGCCACCTCCACCGGCCTGCTCAAACTCTCGGGCAATCTCTACTGCACGATGGTCACTACCGACACCGCAGCCAACACCACCGAAACCGACCTGGCCTCTTACACACTCCCTGCCGGTGCGATGAATAGCTCCATCAGCGGCGTCGATAGTTACGTCGGGGTGCATATCCGCGCCTGGGGCACCACCGCCGCCAACGCCAACACCAAAACTATCCGCCTCAAATTCGACGGCACGACGATCGACTCTAACTCCATCACTACCGCCCCCAACTCCCAAGACTGGGTGATCGATACCTATCTTCACCGTGTCGATTCCACGAACCAAAAAGGCATGACTCGGTTCGACGTGGGCGCCACCACCCAAGGCGTCAACGCCATCTCCACCACCGCCACGCTCTCTAACTCCATCATCATAAAGGTCACAGGTCAAAATGGTACAGCTTCTTCTGGCGATATTAGTCTGCGTGGGTTTTGCGTCGACGGCCTCCCTCACTAGCGCCGCCGACTCGCACACCCACTCCACCGTCCCCCAACAAAATTCCTCATTCATCGGGGACCTCCAAACCTTTCTCAAAGGTGAGGACGCCGCACGGTACATCCAGCAGTTCGAGGGGATGGTGGTGAGTGGTGGGGTCGACGCCACCGGCGGCACCCTGACTCATACTCCCACCTCTCTGACTGCCTACCCTGGCGGCTACTACACCACCGAAACCGGGAGCGTCACCTATGTTAGCAATTCTACGTGCTATCTTATCGCGCACCGCCTCACCACCGGCAATCTGGGCACCTTTCAGCGACAATCCGGCACCCACTATCTCACTGATTGTACGAGTCCATCGAAACCAGCTTTACCGTCAGACTCCCTCTGGTTGGCGACCGTGGTTACCAATGGAAGTAGTGTCACTGCCTACACCGATCTCCGCACCCGCGTCCCCTACGCAGGGAGTTACGCGCTAGCTGAAATCCCGAGTGCAGGCACTCGCGGTCGCCTCGCTCTCATCACCGATGTTAACTCCGGTACGCTCTATTGGGACACCGGCGCAGCCTGGCGCCAAATCACCCTCAACCCTATGACCTTCGCCGGGGACCTCATCGTTGGGGGTAGTTCAGGCGCGCCTACTCGATTAGCACTAGGGACAGCGAACCAAATCCTCGGGGTCGACTCCGGTGCCACCGCCCACGAGTACAAATCCCTCACTGCCGGCGCGGGCATCTCCATCACCAGCTCCACTGGCGCGGTCACCCTCACCGCCACCGCGACCGCCCCCGCGGGTTCGCTGGTCCTCTGGTCTGGCGATGTCGCCCCCTCCGGTTGGTTCCTCTGCGACGCCACCGCCTACTCCGCCTCCACCTACCCAAGCCTCGCCGCGGTCCTCATTCCGAAAGCGAGCGTGTTTGGTCGTGGCACCGCAGTCGGCACGTTCACGGTCGATACCTCCACCGACATCGTGACCAGCGCTTCCCACGGATTGAGTGATGGTGCGATCGTCCACGTCGCCTCCACGGCCACACTTCCAACTGGCCTTTCTGCCAATACTGTTTACTATGTCATTTCGTCGACGAGTTCCACTTTCAAACTCTCGCTCACCAGTGGCGGCTCAGCCATCGACATCAGCTCCACCGGCTCCGGCACCCACTCGGTCTACGACGAATTTCAAGTCCCAGACTTCCGCGGCCTCATGCCGATGGGCGCGGGCACCGGCTCGCTGACCTTCAACTTTGCCACCACCGACATCGATACCGGCACTGAGGTGATCACCGTCCCGTCCAACACCTCCCTCTACACCGGTCAACCCATCGTCTATACCACCAGTGGCACCGTCGCCGGCGATCTCGTCGCCTCCACCACCTACTACGCGATCCGCCTCTCCGCCACCACCATCTCGATCGCGGACTCACTCGCGCTCGCGTTGGCTGGCACCGCCCACAACCTGACCGGCACCGGCAGCGGCACCCACACGTTCACCATCCCCCTGACAGCCCGCTCTGTCGGCGAGCGCGGAGGCAATGAAAACCACTCCCACGTCGCCGCTGAAAACGCCCCCCACACTCATGGCGTAACAATTCCGACGGCTGGAGACCAAGCCGGCGCAGGTACCACCATTCCAAACGATATTGACTCCACCCCATCCCAATCCGTCGCGGTCACGTCTGCGTCCCAAGGCTCCGGCACCGCCTTCTCGCTCATCAACCCTTACCTCGCGATGAACTACATCATTAAACACTGAGGTACGAATGGCCCACGCCGAGCTCACGATATTGATCAAGGCCGCCGCCGTCCGCCGTGCACTCCCTTGGGAACTCGTCTACGCCATCTGCCAAGTCGAAAGTAGTCTCAATCCTACCGCCACCCGCCATGAACCCCACTACCGCTGGCTCGTCGGCGATAACGAAACCATGTCCCCCACCGAGCGCCAAGGCCAAATGACCTCCTGGGGTCTCATGCAAGTCATGGGCGCAGTGGCAAGGGAACTCGGCCACACCGGCCCTTTCGAGGACTTGTTACATCCCCCTACTGGACTCTTCTATGGATGTTTACACCTACGCCGTTTTCGGGCAAAATATGATCTATGGCCTGATGTGATTGCCGCCTATAACGCAGGCAGCCCTCGTCGAGTCGCTGGGCAGATTGGCCCTTACGTCAACCAGTCCTACGTCGATAAGGTGCTCCGCGCATGGAACAATTTAGAGGCCGCCATCCCCCTAAAAGACACCGAGATATGATGATCAACGACGAAATCTCCGGCACGATTTTCGGCAAACCATTTAGCGTCAAAGGCCGCGACATTCTACCGTGGGCGCTGGTCGGCGTACTGGTCGCCGCCTGCGGCTACCTCGTCGACTTCTCCATCGCCAAATGGGGCACCCCCATCGACCTCGGCCAAACGATCGTCCGTATGCAAAACCAATCCGCCGAACAACACGAACACATTAAAACCTCGATGGAATCACGACTCGACGAACTCACCTACGTCCTCTCCATCACCCAGGAAGAACGCGCCCGCCTTCGCCTCGATATGCCTGACACCCTTCGCCAACGAGTCCACAAAGGAGAACACCCATGATGACCACCCTTGCCAAATTTCTCCCCGCGCTCGTGGCGTTCATTGTTGCGCTGATCAATGCCATCGCCCCTGAGATCAGCAAATTCGTGGCCGAACACCCCGACATCGCCGTCAACGGCTACGCCCTCTTGACCACCATCGCCAACGCGATCAACCCCGGCCGCGTCAAGTCGATCGAAGCGAACTCATGACATGGACATCACTGGCGCTATCAAATCCGTCGCTACCGTCGTCTCTCAATGGATGTCCCGCGTGTGGGGCACTCAAACCCGCGACCAATCCGCCGTCGAGCGCGACATCGCCAACGCCCGCGAGCAAAAGTCCCTCGCCTTCGAGTCACTTAAGGGTGCCCGTACCGACGATGAGATTCGCACTTCTCTCCGCACTGTTAATTATTGGGACCTTGAGCTTACCCGCCTGTACCACGAGGCCGCTGCGAAATGGCCATGACGGGCGGGGGTGCATTCAAGGGGTCGTCTATCCGTGGGAAGTTGCCCATGTCCGTCGTTGGGCGCCCGATGCTGCCCCCTACGATATTCTTAAAAATTCCACCTGCGAGGCGGCTGCGGATGACGAGAAAGTTCTCGACACCTACCGCCGCACGCACAAGGCCAACTGATGCGTAAATCGATCCTCCACCCGCAACTCGAAGAACTCAAAGTGACCGACGAGCAACGTCAAAAATTCGATTCGTGGTTGGCTGCCGAACTCATGGACGCGAAGGCTGCCCGCACCGCGCTCGAAGCACTCTGGCGTGAACTGGTCCGCCAATACGACGCCGTGCCGCGGACTCCATTTAGAAATACCCCCATCGAGAACGCGTCCAACGTGGAAATACCATTAGGTGCGATTGCGGTCGACTCCATCTACGCTCAGATGATCGACCTCATTTACACCATCTCCCAGCCCATCACCATCCGCCACAAGCACAAAGATTTCGTCCAGCGCGCGAAAGCGATGCAGGCGTGGGTCGACTTGCTCGTTCACGAAATCAACCTCCGCCCCGCCAGCGAGCACTCGATCTTTGACACCGCTCAACTCGGTACTGGGTTCTACTACACCCCCTTCGTCGAGTCCTTCGTCAAAAATAAAACCCACAAAGTCGTCCGCCGCGGCCCACAAATTATCTCCATGCTCCCTGACGACGTGCTGATGTGGGGAGGGGTATTCAACGATGTGCAGGATTGCCGTGGACTGTCGCTCCGTTTCTACCTCACCCTCGACGACCTCCACACCGCCGCCAAGCACCGCAAATGGGACATCACCCACGCCAAACCTTGCGCCAACGGTGACTGGATCCGACAGCGCCGTGAGCGTCTATCCAGGGTGAGCGGCGACCTCCAACGCAACAACGACATCTACGAGGTCCACGACATCTACGTCCGCTACGACATCGACGAGGACGGGTACGACGAAGATTTGTTGGTGAACTTCGACGCCACCGGCCAGTGCTCACTCAGGTTACGGTATGCCCCCTACGACGAGCGCCCCGTCTCCAAAATGTGCTATCAAATCCGCTCCCACATGCCCTACGGCATCGGGGTGATGGAAATGATCTCCCCCCTCCAGAACGTCACCACCGACCTCCACAACCACCAGGTCGACAACGTGGCGATGGCCAACATGCGGATGTTCAAATCACGCTACGGGGCTGTCAAAGGCGGCACCATCAACATCTGGTCAGGCCGCAACCTCGAAATGACCAACCCCGAAGATTTGATGGAGATGAAACTCAGCGACATCTACCCCTCCCTCGAAATCACCCAAGGCCAAGTGACCCAACTCGCTGAACGAAGGACCGGCGCCAATGAGCTTACTCAACCGAATCAAAACCAAACTTTCGGCAATCGCACGCCAGCCGCCACCGCAACATCGCTCCTCCAGCAAGCCAACCGCCGATTCACCCCCGCCTTTGACGCTGTGCGACTCGGTACCGCTGGGGCCGTGCGTCAAGCCATCCTCCGCGTGGCCGAGAGAATCCGCGCTGGCGATCTTGATTATGAACAGCACTTGCTCAGGACATTGGGGGAGACCAACGCCACCCAAGTGATCGACTGCCTCAAAGACGAATTTTTCGACCACTCCATCGGCATCCACGTCACCGCCAGCTCCAACGCGATTAATAAAGACGCCGATCGCCAGAACGCGGTCACGCTCGCGAACTTGCTGGCTCCCTACTACGAAAAAATGCTTCAGCTCGTCACCACCGTATCGAACCCGATGGCGCCCCCCGAGGTCCGCTCGACCGCCCTCAAAATATCTGCGGCCACCAGCGAACTCATCGACCGCATCATCCGCACCTTCGAGCAGTTCAAGGATCCTGAAATTTTCGTGGTAGATCCATCTGACGAAATCGAGCAAGCCCAAGAATCCGCCGACGCCCAGAACATGATGCAGCTCGCGGTCATGAGCGGAATGATCGGCGGCGAAGCTGGCATGGGTGGCGGCGAAGGAATGCCCGGTCAGGCCGGCGCAGGCCCCAACACCACCGCGCCCACGTCTCCCATGCCAGACGCCACCCAGGTCTAAGTTGAGTTGACTAGGGTATTGTACTCTCTGACTTTTTGAGGTAGATAGATAGTTATGCTGTGGTTAGAACACCTACGAAAAGACACCGCCGCGTACCATGATTTCGTCGCCTTCCTGGGCGAACAGAAACGGATCGCCGAAGGGCAATTCCTCCACGCAAAAGATATGGAACAGGTCAACAAAATCAAAGGCCGAGTCGAGGGCATGATCGGCTTTGAACTTATCGCCACCCAACATGAACGCGAGGAAGCCGATGCTGCCGAACGAGCTACCCAACGAGAACGAGCCCACGCCGGAATCAGCGCCGTCCGCTGAACCTGCCGCCGCTCCAGCGATCCCGCAACCCCAGCAAAACTTTGCCACCCGCGAGGACTTGATGGCCGTGGTCGATAGCGTCAAAGCGATCGCCTCCGCCGTCCAGCAAGGGGTTGCCACCCGCTCCCCACAAGCCCCCGCCATCCCCGAAATCAGCGACGACGAAATCATGCAATCCATCAACGAGGGCAAACCCACCACCGCCCTCAAAAAGCTGGCCGACAACCTCCGCGCCTCCATCATCCAAGAGCACATCGCCCCTCTCAGCCGCGCGAACGCCGAAGCGATGGCCACCTTGGTGAAGGACGCCGCCCGCGTTGCCCCCGACATGCCCTATTTCAGCAAGCTCGAAAAAACCATCGACCAGCTTGTGGCCGCGGTCCCTGTTGAGCAACGCGCCAACCCCGCGACCTACCGCACCGCTTACGCCATCGCGGCCGGCCAAAACATGACCACGATCATCCAAGAAGAAGTCCAAAAAGCGATCCGCACCGCCGCCGCTGGTGATGGGGGACAACTTCCTTCTGGCAGCCCTCGACCAGCCGGTGCTACGCCGGGGGTCCCCTCGGTCGCCGAGTTGTGTGGCCCCGAGGCCGAAGCCGCGTTGAAGGCCCAAGGCTGGACTCCTGACCAGTACGCGCAAAAGATTCTCCACTCGCCGACGTGGGCAGACGCCGCCGCGAAATTGACCAAATTTAATCAGGAGCACCCATCCAATGCCTGAACCAAAACCCGACTTCAAACCCGTCTCCCGTAAAGCCGCCGACGCCACCGCCATTCCAGCCGGCCACGCACGCGACGAGCAAATCAAAGTCAACGCCGAC